CCATGCCGTAGGTGTCGACGATCCCGTCCTGCTCTTCGATGATCGGGTCGTCGTCGATGAAGATCGCGTAGAACCGCTTGTCCTCGCGGATCGCCTCGCGGCCCTCGGTCGTCCGGCGGATCCGGATGTCGCGCGTGTTCACGGCCATGAACTGCTTGGCGTTGGCCAGGACGATCCGGCTGTTCGGGAGCGAGGGGATCGTCTGGATCGCGATCCCGTGCGGGCTGCGGCCGCCCTGGCCCAGGAGCGCGGCGTCGCCGGCGGGGGTGGCCCGGCCGGTGAGGTACTCGAGCCAGCGGCTCTCGTTCGTCGGGCTCATGAACCAGCGCATGAGGTCCGCCTGCGCCTTGTACTTGTCCGGCAGCGCCTGGAACGCGTCGAAGAAGTGATCCTTGGCGATGTTCCCGGAGTTGACCGATGCGCCGTTGAGGCGATGGGCGAGGCCGTCGTTCGCGAGCTGGTAGAGCCAGCCGCTGTTCTGCGTCAGGAACGCCGCGTCGGCCGATGTGTCGGTCGTGTCGGCGTTGAAGTGGAGGTCCTCGAGGTCGCGCCCGAGCTGCCCCGTCATGAGCCGCATGACGTGGTCCTCGTAGCCCTCCTGCTCGATGTTCTCCTGGAAGACCTCTTCCTCGATCTCCCAGTCGAGCCGACTCCGGACACACGTGTAGTCGACATGGCCGAAGGTCGTTTTGGCGAGCGTCGCGTCGTCGACGCCGGCCGTCTTGCGGCGCAGGAGCCGGCCACCGATCCCGATCTTCGCGATCGAGCCGGTCGTCACACGCCGGCGCTCGTTGCGCTGGAGAGCGCTGAACGGCGTGGCCAGGTAGACCTGGTCGAGGAAGCTGTTCGCCTGCTCGGCCGCCAGCAGACCGCTGGCGGCGAGGAAGTCGCCGGTCCCGATCGGCCCGGCCGCCTTGCGGAGCAGAGCCGCGTTGCTGAGCGTGGGCATGAGAAGGTTCTCCCTGCGAGTAAGGGCACCGGCGGTCTGCCTTCACTCGCACTCGGGCAGGGCCGGGATCTTCCGAAAGGAGAGCTATCCGATGGGCGGTGCTCCTCCACAACCAGATGCCGCGTCGCTCAGCCGTTCGCCGCGAGGCGGACGTACTCGACGAACGCCCGGGCCTTGCCGGTCGTCGCCCCGGTCGCGCCCGGCGTGTAGTACGCATACACGTCGGTCTCAGCCGTGAGTGCCGCGAAGGGCAGCCCCGGGGTCGCCTGGCCGTAGACGCCGGGCGTGCCCTCGGTGACGGTCGCGACAAAGTCGTCGGCCGTGCCCGCGGCGATCGCGCCATAGCCGACGGTCAGCAGGTTCGAGGTCCCGGCGTTGAACGCCGTCAGGACCTCCACCCAGGAGTTGAGGATCACCGCACCGACGGGCAGGGTGGCGATGAGCACGCGAGCCGCGGCGTCCGAGAACAGGATCTCGGCTTCCGCGACGGACGGGGCGCCGGCTGCGCCGGAGTGGTAGGGGCGGGTGCGCTGGGAACCGGCCATGTCGTGGGTTCTCCTTCTGCCTTATGCCTTGGACGCGGCGGCCGTCGCCGGGAGCGAGTAGGTGACGAGCAGCCGGGAGCGCCCGGTGGCCGCGGTTCCCACGCCCGTCGTGACGGTCGCGGTGAGGGTCTTCTGCGCCGCGCAGTACTTGCCTGCGCCGCCCTTGTAGAGGCCGCAGGTTGCGCCGAGCGAGAGCCGGGTGGACATGCCGGTGCCGGCGCCGTTCGTGTCGGCCGCCGGGGCCGTCTTGATGTCGGTTGCCTCGATGTAGCCGTTCACGTCGTCGTCGTCGCCGACCACGAGAGAGGCCGAGCCAGCGTTGCCCCAGACGACCGTGTTGCGCCAGACGACGTCCAGGACCGTGGCGCCCGCCGGGATGGTTACGGTCGCCGTATAGGTTCCCGTACCCGACGTCTCTGCGAAGGTGCGCTCGGCGGTGACGGCCACCCCTGCCCCGGCGGTGGCCGGGGTGCAGGACACGCCGTTGACCTTGAGCGCGGTCACGTCGAGCGCGTCGATGACACCGCCGGTGGTGGGGATGAGGATCTTGCCCGCGGCCATAACCCCGGCGACGGAGGGCATCAATGCCTGAGCTGCCCCCAGCGCGGTGACGACGTCGTAGGCCAGGCCATCCGAGCTGCTCTGCCCGGATGCGACCAGTGCAGCGAGGACGGGCATCAGAGGATCCCCGCCCATTTGGACTTCTTGACCACCTCGGCGCCTCCGTCCTGGCCCTCGAGACTCTTGCGGACGGCGGCGCCGCCCTCGATCGCCTCGAGGCGATCGGCAAGCTTTTCGATGACCGCGGCGACCGTCTCGAGGGTCACCGGATCCTCGACTTCGCCCTTGGCGGTGGCGGCTGCCGCGGCGTCGACCTTGGCGACGGGCTCCGCCTTCTCGAGCGCCTCCAGGCGCTTGCTGATCGGCTCCAGGGCCTCGGTCATCGCTGCGACCATCTCGGCCTTGTCCACTTCGACCTCCTCGGCCGTATCGGCCGCTTCGTCTGCCACGACTTCCGCGACCTCGGCGAGGACGCTGTTGAGCGCCTCGGCTGCGGCGTTGAGCCGCACCAGCCGAGAGGCGGTGATCTTCTTGCCAACCTTCCGGACGATCGCGCCCAGGCGGCGCTGGTCGGGGGATTCGAGGTCGCCCTTGGCGACCGTGACGCTGGCCATCTGGGCGAGCAGGTAGCTGCGGAACTCGTCGAGGTCCTGCGCGACGAGGGCCGTCTTGGCCTCGATCGAGAGGGCCTGCCCGTTCTCGTCGTAGGCGTAGATCGCCGACCAGAGGACGTCCTGGAGCGTGTAGAAGCTGTCGGACAGGGCATCCGTGAGCTCCTGCCCGGCGATGACCTCGGCGAAGGTGGCCGCCTTGATCACCGGCGAACTGCCGAGCCCGAGGGCCTTGCGGAGCCATGCCAGCACGCCCACCTTGGCCTCCTCCGGGCCGGCCTTCGCGATCGCCGCGGCGATCGGGTCCGTCATGGATCCCTCCTCGTCTCGCTTGAGCACGGCCAGGCGCTTCGCGTTGGCCCCCTTGTCGACCAGGGAGACCCGGGTGATCTCGAGGTCCGTCAGTCGCTGCGTCATTCGAAGACCCTCATGCCCTTGCCCCAGACCGAGAAGGCGCCGAGGTCGCCCTTCAGGATCTGGCTCCAGATCTCCGCGTCGGGGTAGTGGACGCCCATCACCCAGGAGCCGGCCTTGACGATCTCAGCGCGATCGCCCTCGCCCCAGGCGAAGTCGACGGGGGCGATGAACGACTCCACCGGGTAGCCGACGAGCGGCCCGTCACCGTCGTCCTGGTGCATCAGGTCGGCGCCGCCGTCGCCCTTCGCCACGGCCTCGAGGAACCCGTGGGCGGCCCTCTCGATGTCCTCGGCCGTGTACCAGTCGCCCTGGCTATCGCGCGTCGTCTCGGCGGTGCATGGCTCGAGCACGACGCCCATCGCGATCTGGCGCGTCTGGTCGCTCTTCACGATCCGCGCCGGGAACGCCCGAGCCCCAGCAGGGGTGCTCATCGCGTCACCACCGGACCAAACGCGCGCTGGCAGTTCGGGTGCGCCGTCGGGTACTCGTCGGCGTCGTCGAGCGTCCGCGTGGACCCGTCTGCGAGATCCGGATCGTCATGCTCGGTCCAGCCGCATTCGGCGCCGTCGAAGACCTCGACCTCGTCGATAAGCCCGGACTCACGGTAGCCGGCCGCGGCGGCGAGGTTGTACGTCGTGGCCGTCTCCGTCAGGGCAATCGTCTGCGCGCGGTTACCGAACATCTCCCGGAGGCCGGGCACCGCGTCCGTGCCCGCCACGAGCTGCTCGACCGAGAGGCCATCGGCGATCGCGGCCTCCACCCGGTTGCGCAGTTCCTCGCGCAGGGTGTCGGTGATGCTCGTGACGTTGACGCCGATCAGGTGGCGCACGCGCCTCGTCGACGCGGCCGCCAGGTCGAACGTGAGCTCGATGCCGAGCTGGTCGCCGAGCGCGGCGTAGGCCGCGTCGCCCATGACGACGTACCAGCGCTCGAGCACGACGCGGAGCCTGGTCTTCTCGTCCTCCCAATCGACGTCCGTCTCGGGATCGAACGGGAACGCGACATCCTTGTGGACGCCGGCGCGCGACAGGAGGCCATCGAAGTACTCGACGAGTTCGGCCGCCATCGCTGGCTGCGCCTCGGCGAAGAGCTTGTCGCGCGATGCGATTGCCGCCGGCGTCGCGGCCTTCGCGAGGCGGCCGCGGGAGAACCTGAGCAGCTCGTCGATGATCGGCAGGATCATCTCGCCCTTGTGGATCATCACGAGCGTCATGCGTCCGCCCGCCCCTCGAAGACGGCCTCGATGCGCTTGCGCAACTCGGCGAGTTCGGTGACCTCGGTGGCCCAGCGCTTCGCCACCAGCGCCGCATCGATCGCGCTCATGCCGGCCTGCATCCCCCCGAAGGCGCCGGATGCCCCGATCGTCGGCGCCGGCGCTGCGGCCTTGTACTCGTCGGCGAGTTCGGGCGGCAAGTCGTCGAGGTTGTAGAAGCGCGCGATCGCGCCCTTCGTGATGACGCCCATCTCCCAGAAGGCCGAGGTGGCCACGATGTCGGCGGCCATGTCGCGGGAGTCGAGGCGCTTCGCCTTGAGCTCGACGGTCGTGAGCCCGAGGCCCTTCGCGCCCAGAAGCGCCCGGTCGAGTCGCTGCTCCCACGTCTCCTGGCGCGGCTGGACGATCGAGTCGTTGTAGATCTTGGTCATCTCGAGCGCCGTCGAGCCGCCGAGCGAGCCGATGATCGGCCAGCCGACCCGGTATGGCGGCACCCCATGGGCGATGCAGATCTCGAGGGCGTTGTCCTGCTTGTAGAGCCGGAACGACGCGTCTTTCACGTCGACCGAGAGCTTCTCGAACCGGACGTGGACGGCGGTCGCTTCGTCGCCAGTGGGGCCCGGGACCGGGATCACGACGGTCCGGTGCGGGTCACCCTTGATCGTCCGGAAATGGTCGAGGATCTTCTGCTCGAACTCGGGGCTGACGTCACTTCCCTCGACGATGACGGCATAGGAGGGCACCGCGTTGTTGTCGAAGAAGCGGATGTTGAACTCGGCCTGGGCCCGCCAGCCTGCGATCGCGGAGAGGGCCGGGATGTGATCGGGCAGGCCGTAGTAGCTCGAGCGCGGCGTGTAGTTCCGGATCACGATCAGCTCGTTGCCGGTCCAGTCGCCCGC